ATTATGAGGTATATTATAACACACAATCTGATTCACGAGACTCTTTCCTTAATGGAGATAATGCCTGAAGTTAATCGAGCTAATACTTATTCACCTGAGCAGATGGATTGCGAATGGGTAAGTTGGGATTGTGACAACGTCTCAGGAGAGGCTCTAGGAGGCGATGAAGAAGAAGATGAGGTGTAGGTATCAAATGTATGAGAAAACGGCTGTAAAGAGCTTTAAAATCGATTTAAATGGTACTGGAGACCACCATGAGATGTTATTGTTGTAACACCCTGCTGACTGATTATGAAGCAACGATTAAGTCAGTGAATACTAACGATTTTCTTGATATGTGTTTAAAATGTCTTAAAACAGTAAAAACAGATATACTATATAGAGACAGAGTAGATTTACTAAGTAGTGAAGACATAGATGATTTAGATTACTACTTAGATGATTTAAGTAACTTAGATGATTATTAAGTTATTATTATAATATTAAACTACATTAACTAAATAGAGAGAAAATGAGCAATTTAATAAAACATATTCCATGTCTTAAATGTGGAAGCTCAGATGGTAATGCAATTTATGATGATAACCATGAATATTGTTTTGTTTGTGGTAATCATATTAAAGGTGATGGAACAGAAAGTTATGTTGCGCCTACAAGGAAGAAAAGTATGTTAGAAATTAAAGGTAGTGTTATGTCGATTAGCGACAGAGGTATCACACGAGATACTTGTCAGCATTATGGAGTATCCCAAGACGGGACTACGCAGTATTATCCCTACGCAGATTCAGAAGGCATTATTGTAGCCACTAAGAATCGTGTGGTAGAGACTAAGTCTTTTGGTATTACTGGTGAGTGGAAGAACACTACACTGTTCGGTCAGCAGTTGTTCGCTAAAGGCGGTAAGACAGTAACGATTCACGAAGGTGAACTAGACGCTCTCGCAGGCTTTCAGATGAGTGGTAGCAAGTACGCTAACGTCTCAGTACGTAACGGTGCTCAAGCAGCCTTAAAGGATGTTAAACAGGCTTATGAGTGGTTATCTTCATTCGAGAGTATCTACATCTGCTTTGATGCTGATGAGGCAGGACAGAAAGCAGCCAACGAAGTAGCAGAGATTCTTGGTAGCAAGTGCAAAATAGTGAAGCATGTCTCAGGTTTTAAAGATGCGTGTGATTATCTTGCAGTAGGCAAAGGAGCAGAGTATGTCAAACAATGGTGGGCAGCAGAGCAGTGGACACCTGATGGAATCATCGCAGGCTCTACGCTATGGGACGAAGTTAATAAACCTGTGGAGAAATCATCTGCACTCTATCCATGGGCAGGAGTCAATGAACTCACCTACGGCATTCGTCCAGGAGAACTCATCACAGTCTGTGCAGGCTCAGGACTAGGTAAGTCTCAATTCTTACGAGAGATTCTATGGCACTTAATTCAATCTTCAGAAGGTAACATCGGCTTGATGTTTATGGAGGAGTCAGTACGTAAGACTGCTCGTGGTATCATGTCGCTCCATCTGAATAAACCACTACACCTACCTGACACACTCGTCAGCCCTGAGGAGTTAAAGAATGCTTTTGATACAACACTTGGCACTGATAGGCTTTTCTTTTGGGATAACTTTGGTTCTACTGATATCGACAATGTGGTCAATCGTATACGCTATTTCGCCAAAGCAGCAGACTGCAAGTACGTCTTTCTTGACCATATTAGCATGGTTGTATCCTCTCAGTCTAATGGTGATGAGCGTAAAGCTATCGATGAACTTATGACTAAGCTTCGTATGCTTGTGCAAGAAACAGGTATTAGTTTGATTGCAGTATCACACCTGAAAAGACCTGAATCAAAAGGACATGAGGAAGGTGCTGCAACATCCTTATCACAGTTGCGTGGCTCTGCATCGATTGCTCAGCTATCTGACATTGTCATTGGCTTAGTTCGTAATGCTCAGCATGAAGACCCGATGGAACGTAATACTACGAGGGTTAGTATTCTAAAGAATCGCTTCAGTGGGTTAACCAGTCCTCACTGTGCAAGCTTGCTCTACAACAAAGACACTGGTCGGATGTTAGAGATTCAGGAGACACTATGAAGCTATATGAATTGAGTAAAGGTGATTGGTTTAAAATCACTGATGAAGAATTGAGAGTACCTTTAGCACATGATGATGTAGACCTTGATGAGGCATATTGGTTTGGACACGTTGATGGAATGTATAGTTACTGCAAAGATAAAGACGGACAGTTATGTCACTTTGCGGCTTGGACAGAAGTGGAGAAGGTATGAAAGTAAAGCTACACATAACACACTGGCACAGAGGGGGTGTGTTTCATTGGGGCGACTTACGATTTAATAGTGGCGACCCATATACTAGCTACCGAATTGGCCCACTACTAATACAGGTGAGAAAATGAAGGTAAATGTAAGGATATTTAGGGATATTGATGAGTTAAAAATATGGGGTAATGAGCTTGGCTTCCGCTTTCTCCGTGACCCTGAAGATAAAACAAAGTACAGGGTACTCCTCACTGATGATGATGTAGATAAACTAGAAACTTTTGTGCGTAATCAACAGGCTGAAATAGAGGCGTTGGAAAAACCAAAGATACCTTTACTTGAGCAAGAAATTAAATTCATACTAGGTAATGGTCAATGTTGGCAAGGTGAAGATTGTAGTATGCCGAACCTAATGTACATCATTCGTGCAGTAGAAGCGGCACATGGAATAGGAGTTAAACAAGATGAACACTTATGACATAGTAAAACCAATTATGCTTAGCTTTTTAGCCCAAGACCAATACGATTTAATCCTTCACGAAGGGCATATAAAGTTTGACGGTAAAAATATTATTTATGTAGACTTAGACGGTAACGAAAAGGAATCAATAACAACAAATAACGCTATAAATATTTTTTTAGGGCAGGGGGACATAAATGAACAATGAACCAGTAGCGTGGATGGCAATAAATAAAAGCACAGGTATAGGGTATGTACAAAAAGACAAACCAACGAGGATGAACAAGATGGATAACGAATATACGGCTTTATATGAACAAACCCCCGTTGCTTGGTTGGCAAGAGGAGAAAACACAAATGTATTCTTTGATAAAGAAACTGCATTAGCGATTGATGAAAACGCTACACCACTCTACACCCATCCAGCAAAGACACTAACAGCAGACGAAATAACTGATGTATTTGTTGAATGTTTGCTTCCTGATGGTGAATTTGACGAACATGAATTTGCTAGAGCAATACTAAGAAAGGCACAAGAGAAATGAACAATGAACCAGTAGCGTGGATGGCAATAAATAAAAGCACAGGTATAGGGTATATACAAAAAGACAAACCAACGAAGATGAACAAGATGGATAACGAATATACGGCTTTATATGAACAAACCCCCGTTGCTTGGTTGGCAATAGGAGAAAACACAAATGTATTCTTTGATAAAGAAACTGCATTAGCGATTGATGAAAACGCTACACCACTCTACCTACATCCGCACTCCGAAGAGAGTGTGAAAGCAAAGACACTAACAGATGAGGAAATAATTGAATGTTGGAACGAAACGCATCCAGCGGTTGTTATGCTAAATGCTGAGTTACCTTTATTTGCTAGAGCAATACTAAAGAAAGCGAGTGAGAAATGATTACTTTAGCGGTTTGGTTTATTTTATCTTTTTGTTTTGGGTACTTACTAAGAAAGGCGCAAGGGAAATGAAATTAACTACTGAAGAAATACACAATATTTATTTACATCAAGGCGGTATAGCGGAAGGTTTATTAAGAGCAGGTTCTGATGCAGACTTTCCTGTGATGTTTGCAGAGGCAATCATAGAATTTTATGAGCTAAGAAAGGCACAAGATAAATGAACAATGAACCAGTAGCGTGGATGCACAAACCAAGTGGAACTGTATTTAATGAAATCATTGCTTGTGTAGAACCTGATGATTTAATTCCACTCTACACCCATCCAGCAAAAGAACTACACCTATCACTTCAAAAAAGTAAAGAAACAGGTGAACTATTAGCTGTTACTTATAC